AAAGTCTGTATTGTCAAACACAGGTTCTATGAAATCTTCTTGACCGCTATCTACAAGGCCATCTTGCTCAGATACTTTAATATCAAACAATCTCATTTTTGCACGATCAATTCCAATAACAAATCTTTTATTCATTGTTGGATCGTTGTATCTGTTTTTAAGTTGTTTTACTGCGATTTGGTTGAGTTCATCAAGTTCTTCGTTAGAAATGAGTGCAAACATGAGATCAGCCGTAGCTGGAAGGCCAAAACTTTCAGACGTATCCTCAAGACCAACATCTGAGTTAGAGAAACCTGATCTAGTGGTTTGTGTTGCCGACATAATCGGAACATTTGTTTCAACTGCCAATCCCCTAAGTTCTTCTGCAATCGACTTGATATACATGTAAGAGTTAACATTTTGTGCTCCTTTAAATCGACTAGATGCACAAATGTTCAAATAATCTATGAAAATAATATCTGGTTTAAATGACTTCTTGATCGCCAGTTCTTTAATCAATCCTCTGAAATGTGCAGAGTGAGCTGATGCAGTTGGATATTCTTTGACGATAAGTTTACCAGAAGTTGATTTGATAATCTTGGCAATCTTGTTGTCAAACATCTGCTTGGGTAGGTCATGCAAATCTTCCATAGAGATATTCATAAGGTTTGCATCGATACGTTCTGCAATACGTTCCTCTGCCATCTCCAAGGTGATGTATAGAACATTCTTACCTTGACTAAGACAATTTGCTGCAACATGACACATAAACAAACTCTTACCAACACCTGTGCCTGCAAGAGCAATGTTTAGAGTTTTAGGTGGAAGTCCACCCTTTGTAATTTTATTAAAGAATTCCAAATCAAATGGAATCTTCTTTTCTACTGTATGATAATAATCGAAACGTGATTCAGAATCAGCAAGGTAATCATGACCAACAGCATTATCGAAACCAACGGCCAAGGCATCGGTGAGAATACCGGGAATAGCATCTGGGCCACGTTCCTTATCTTTTCCATCAATAATAGATATACCTTCAACAATAGCATTATACACCGCCTTGTCTTTGCAGAACTTTTCTGTGGTATCTACTAACCAATCAAAGTCTACATCAGTAGAGCTGAGTGTCTGAATGACAGCAACAACTTTTTTATAATCACTCTCATTTAAATCTTTTCTTCCCTGTACTTCAATTTCCAGAGAAGTTTGTGTTGGAATTTTATTATACTTATCTACAAATTTTGTTATCTCTTCAAAGATAGTTCTTTCTGTTCTATCAGTAAAATAATCTTTCTTCATGAACGGCAATACTTTACGAGCATATTGCTCATTGGTTACAAGCTGTGTAAGTGTTGTCCGCTCAATCGTCTGTAACATATTTAATATCATCTTCCTCTGATTGTTCACTTATGATATCAACTAGAATATCACCAATGAAAGTAAAGAATTCCTCATTAAATTCTTCTCTTGGTATTCCTACATTGTCTACTATAGTGTATTCAAAACGAAAAGGCAAGGTTCCATCTGCATTTAGATTATTTTCTTCTGGAATTGATACTGTACCATAATTATATATTACATCTTTGAACTTACCATTCTTAATCATGATGGAAGAAAAATCTTCATCTTCCTGTGAAACGAATGTATATCTATCTTTTATATCAAACATATTGTAAATAACTTCCCATAATATATTTTGGATTTTTAACAGGTGCCTTTCCAGCATGTATCCAAGGCCACATTGGAGGGAAAAGTAAAATAGAACCTCTTTTACAAGGTGACGTTCCAGCTAAGACTTCTAACTGTGTTTGTCCTGCATAATTATCTGTGAGATATACAAACATGACTAGAAAACGCCTAGCAGTTGCATAGTCTCTAACATCTACATGAGCAGGAAACTCATCTGTTGTATCAGGCAAATATCGTTTTATCTTAAATGCTTCTACACCAAATTTTTCTGGAAACTGAAATGGTTTTATATCACAATCTTTTTTATACTTCTCAACACTCTCCATAAACAAATTGCTGAGAAAACCTAAATCTTCCCTAAATGGAGTATCAGGAGAAGACATTAAATTTATAAGTGTTAAAGTTTTGTCTTGACTATTATTTTGAGTTTCCTGCATCTCTGGATGAGCTTCAAACTTATCAACAAAATATTGACACTTTTCATCGGTCATTATATCATTATAAATTCTAACTAAATTATCCATATATCCACCATAACTATTAGACACTATTTTTTCTTTACTGTGAAATCAATCCCCAAACGCTTTTCATTCGTTAAAATTTCAGAAGCACAATGTGGAATCCTTGGATCAAATACAACAAAATTAGTAGGAACCATAGGAATTGATTCATCACCATGTTCAAACAATCCACCGTCTTTGGAATTCCAATTACTATTTAACAACCCAACAATCTTGATATAATCCGTATCATGCTCATGGTCAATATGTTTATTGTCAGGCCGATGTCTGTCCTTCATACTTATGCCGCAATATGAAACCTCTGGAGAAAACAAATTTTTACTTGCAATACCATTATATGTCTTTGAATCATATATCTGAATAAGAAGACCCATTGCCATTCCAGCTAGCATTTCATCTACTGGTTCATTTTCAATAATATCAAGTTTTAAATGTTTATCTTCAAATGGCATACCAATTGGATATTTGAGATTCCAATTGGTACTGTTCATTGCTGCAAATTTTAACATATCAAGGTATGATGTAGAACAACAATCCTCAATCACTTGTAGCATATTTAAATTCCTTCGCTGCAGATGCTTCTAATTTTTGCATAACTTCATCGGTAAAATACTCTTCTGGATTATTCAAGATTGTTTTACCAAATTGTTTGGAACCATCAGGAAGTTCAATTCGTGTAGAAACCTTCTTGAAGACTCCATGCTTCTCTGCAAGCTCTAACAATCCATAATACCGATCAAGGCCTTTGTCATATGTCAAACGAACATCAACCATCTTGTTCTCTTTAGTCAAACGAGATTTATGATTCTTGCAGTGAATAATATTACCAACAACTTCTGTGCCGTCCTTCTCTTTCCTTTTGGATAGATAGATGATAGATGATGCAGCATATTTTAGACCAGAGCCTCCACCCATTTCTTTTTGAGGAAACATAGAACCAACAACATCATAGGTATGATTAGTAACAACCATAGGAACCTTGGCGCGACCTAGTTTCAAAGTCAATACACGAAATGCAGCTTTGAGAACTTGTGCTCTCGTCATATCTCTTGTCTCTTTACCATCAGCAGTATCTTCTACTTCCTTGGTAGTAGAAAGCATACCAAGTGAATCAAGACATAAGAATAAAGGTTTTCTGTCTGATTCATTCTGTAAAAGATACGAGTCCAGAACCTTTAGAGATTGTGTACGAAATTCCTGTACGGTTGTCACAGGCATAACGACCATACGATTTGGATCAATACCTCTGTCGATTACCATCTGCTTTGTGATTGCAGATTCACTTTCAAAATAAATTACACCAGCACTGGGGTCTTTGTCAAGAAAGTTTTTAACAATGCCCATAAGAAAGTACGTCTTACCAGTTGCACTCTCTCCCGCAAGAGCAGTAATTTTATTAGCAGCCAGTCCACCGTAAAGCGAACCAGATAGTAGTCCGTTGAAAACGTAAGAACCAGTATCAATAAAAGACTCTACGTCGCCTGCTTCAACTCCATCACTCACTAAAGATGCATATTCATTTCCTACATCCTTAATTACATTCTTTAAAAAATCATTCATATATTTTATATCTCCTTATTTTATTGCAATAGCGCCAAGGAATAAAAAGTTCTGCCAAAAAACTTGCACACTTTTAAATCCAGCACCCATCAACATGTCTTCAATTTCTTTCCATGTATTAGGTTTTAACATATGTCTAAGAGTTTGTTCCTTACCCATAATATCATCATAATTAAATTTCTGACCTTTAAAATCATAGTAATTAAAGGTTAACATATCTTGAATAAATGCGTTCTCTGTATATATCTTTTCTGCAAATATATACGCACCGCCAATATTTAAACCATCATAAATTTTTTCGATAACAGCCTTACGATCTTTCTTTGGCATAAACTGTAAAGTAAAAATAGATGTAACAAGAGAACAATTATCAAACTCGTACTCTCTAACATCTTCTTTACGAAACTCAACTTGAGCCCAAGGTTCCTGCTTGGCTAATCTTTCTAATCGTTCATCTAAATTACCAAAAAATCCTTCAGCAATTTCAACCCCAATGTATTTGGCATCTTTACAATGATCTTTATTGTATTGCAACATTCTCTCTGTTGTCTTACCTGTAGAACAACCAAGATCAACTATATTTGTATTTTCTTCTACAAAATATCTTGAGAAATTTACAATATCTCCAAGTAAATTTCTATATCCACGAATTGACCAATCAATATGTTCATCAAATCCTTCTTGCCGATGTGCAAATGTAAAATCAGCCATTATATTTCTCCAATACGTTAGTGTAAACTGCCGAAGCAATTCGTTCCATCATCAGGGGTGGAACCATTCTCCCACACCGTTCTGCCTTCTGATTCCATTTACCTGTTAACTTGAAATCATCAGGTAAGCTCATTATACGCTTTAATTCGCCTAAAGTCAACTTCCTTGGTTCAATCCAGTGAAATGCACCAGCAGTTGTATCTGCTGAACCCATCGCTGTGATGGTAGGAGCAGGTGTATGCTGTGATACCCTCTTGAGACTGAAGTGATGTCCCTTTGGATGGTAATCCATTCCCGTCAAAACTTTCTCAGGATCAATAGGCATCTTACTACCCGTCTGTTTCCAATATGCTGTGTTGGTAAATTTTTCAGTCAAATACTTTACCTCTTCTGGATCATATTTCAAACCAACCATAACATCCTTAACAGGAATAACATCCCTATCTGGCTCAGGGAAAATCTGAGAGATGTTCATGAAATTATATCCAGTCTTTGCTGCAACATCTTCACGCACACCAATAAAGATAACCCTAGTCCTTGTCTGTGATACGCCATAATACCGACTGTCTAATACCTTGGCGCAGACTTCATAACCAACCTTTTCAAATGTGTTGAGTATCTTGTTGAAATACTCCTTGGCCTCACCAACAGTCAGTCCCTTGACATTCTCTGCAATAATAACTTTTGGTTTGATTTCTTCAGCAACTCGTAGAAACTCAAAGAACAGGTCTTCAATATTGGTGACGGACTTGCCATCAGAATAGTTCTTGGTCTGTCCCCAGCCATCAGAGTGTTTGCCAGATACTTTCTCTACAGTCACATTACCAAATAAATCTATGTGTTCTTCTTCATGTACGTTGTGAGATAGTTTCCCTGCAACAGAGAATGCTGAACAAGGTGGTGAACCATCCAGAATATCAATCTCACCTACACCGACACCAGCTGCGTCTAGGAAATCCTTACCATTTAGTTCCTTGATATCGCCGGGCAGAATAACCGTTTCTGGATAGTTCTCAGCATAGGTCTTCTGGGCCTCTTCAACAAACTCGTTGATGACAAGAACCTTACCACCAGCTAGACGATAACCTGTGGATGAACCACCACCGCCGGCGAAGGTCGATATGACTTTAAACTTCTCTTGTGCAGATGCATCATATACATCTTGTAATTTATATGGGGAGTACACCATTGCTCCAATCTCTACAAACGTCCATCACTCTTTTGCGATTTCTAAAATTTATCTTCTTATTATTTAGCAGTGTTTCAAACAACTTATCCACGCCAGCGCCAAGATGTAAATTTATATGAGTCTCTATTCTACCAAACTTTTTAAATTCTGTAAAGTCTTTTCTGACAATATTTTTCTGTTTTGGTGTATTTAATTCTCTATAAGTTTTACTCATCAAATAGTCACGCACATCTTCATCAAGATATGGTATAATATGTTTCTTGTTATGTTCAATAACCAATTTATTGTGCCAATCTAATCCAGCACATTGTCCTTCTACAAAATAAGCTTCTCTAAACTGATTAAAGGTTAATCTTTTCTGGTTATGATCTTTACAATATGCTACATAGTTTCTACCTTTCTGCATTGAACTATAACGCATCATTGCCTTCTTACTTACACCAAAATATCCATCAGCACCCCAGCCAGTTACAACATAAGTTTCTTTTATTTCTGGATATACATACAAAAATGGAAATACCGTTTCAAAGTGAGTCTTTTTTCTACAACCCAACTCTACAAGTCTGTGCCAATCGAGAATTAAATTTTCTTTAGGAACTACGACTGGCGTAAATTCCCAGTTCATCTTATATGAAACTTCAGCGGCCTTTGCAAAGTCATATGACGTTTGATTTCCTAATTGAAAACTGTACGCATGAATCTTCTTACCAGCATGATGAGCTGCAAGACCTACAGATATAGAATCAACGCCACCAGATAGCAAAACGGCAATTTCACTATCTGGCACGTTATTTCTAATGTGTTCTACTAGAAGATTTTTAATCATATGTTATGCGGCAATATTTAAACCAAGAAGTTCCTTATATTTCTCTAAACTCATAGTTCCCATTGCCTGATTATGTTCTATAGAAGTCACAGCAAGATTCTTCCACACGGTCAAACCCCCCTCTTTATGTGAAATAATGTGGGCCATCACAGAATTATCAAGATTTAGTGGTTTCCCATCGACTGCATCTACATAATCCTGTTCAGAAAGTTTCTTTTCTTTCCAGCTCGTAGGAAAAGCACGGCGTGGGTCTTTAAGTTGAACATATTTGAGAATATCAAAATCTGCTAACATCCACAATACAGTTTGATTGACCTTTTCAAAAGTATCATAGTGACCCATGTAACCACGGAAAGCTTCTGCTACAGTGCGACCTTTTCGGTCAAAAGGTAATCTAACCAACTTGTTATATTTGCCTCTTGGATGATCACCAGTATACAAATCAAATACCTTCTTGAACTCAAGATAGAATTCAGTATTGTCAATTACATCAAAGTCCTTATATGTATCTTCCATGTAAAAATATAGGCGAGACAACATGATAAACTCTTTCCAATATAAACCTTTCTTAATAGAATTCTTACGGGCATATGCCATGTCATTCAAGAATGAAAGCAACTTATCAACTTTCGTCTTCAGTTTTTCCATTTCAACAATTGTAAGACTTTCATCTGCATACATCTTTTCAAGGTCTTTATCAGATGCCTTACCGATACCACCACCATCATAGAAACGGAAATAGAAGCGAGCAACAGCCTCATCCATTTTCAAATGAAGGTTGTTAAAAGACAGGTTATCAAAGATATATTCTTTCTTGTTAGTATCAAACTTTGCAGAAAACAACTTATTAATCTTGTTGTTTATACCAGAAACGATACGAACAGTCTCCCGAACATGTTCAGCAATTGGAATCTCACCATAAGAATTCATTTCTTCTTGATGTTTTACATCTGTTGTTTCGTTCAGAGTGCGAAAAATGTATCCCTTGCGCCAATTGGGAAGAAAATCATAGATGCAAAACGTAAGTTCCGTATCAAGAAAAGCTTTCTTATCCTCAATTGATAAATCTCTGTAATAAGTTTGTGTTCCCCACAACGGAAACTCATTCTCAAAAAAAGCTTTGATATATCTCTTACGATGGCCTCCATCAATGCTTTCATATGCATATGAAGCATTTTCAGTTCGTACCAAAGTGATCTGGCCAACATCAATTCCTTCAAGAATGGTTCCAATGATACCTTGAGCCTTCGAAGCTTTTGCTATACCTACTACCACATTTGTTGTATTGAGTCGTTGACCTACAGGTTGTACATCAACAGTTGGATACCACTGTAACAAAAAATCACGAATGGTAACAGGTTCTTTTTTATAACGCATAGTTATATTTCCTTATATAGTTAAGTTTGGAATGATGCGGGCCTAAACTCTGACCATTCCGTTATATAATCATTATTGATTATTCTTATATAATATACGGCTTTCGTATAAAAGGCAAGTGCCTTCATATCAATTTATTAATAAAATTATTATATTCTTCTAACATGTTATTTTTCTTTTTAGTTGGCTCAACATTTTGTGCAAGAATTTCACATTGGCCAACTAATAATTTTGTTGTTATATTTGCATCATTCACAACGGCCATCTTCATACAAACTTTCCAAGGAGCAAGTAATACTGTATTTTTAATGGTATCATATGCAAGCATATAATCAAAAGTCTGTGGTGGACGCCCAATACACCTTCCAGCAAAATTTTTTAATATTACATCTCTAGTGTGCGGTTTAGTTTTAAGAAGTAAATTGTCAACGCATTTAGATTCATATCGGAGATCATCAATACCATCATAATCTTTTCCAGTTGCAATATTACCTACATATTTAAGTTGACCGTCGCTCCATTTTTCTGCTGATTTTTCTTGTATATCAGCTTTCATAAAATTATATTGCGAGCCTTTTAAATCTTTTAAAGCATAAATTGTACCAAAAATCTCTGGCCAATTAAACCTATTCCAATCAATCATTTAAAAAAAATCCTCTAGAGTTCCTTGTGTGCCATAGCTGTCGTCAATCTTCCACAGTATCTTCTCAGTTATAGTCCTTAGCGGTTCTACAAATGATTTAGTATATTGTTCATCATAGTCTATTCGATCAAGAATGTCAAGTTCTTTTGGGAAAGAAGTTAAAAACGAAAATGCACTTGAAGTATAGATGTTAGGTTGTTTCATGTGCAGAAAACGAATCTTATCCCCTTCCTGTATAAGAGGATACTTATTTGACATCTTGTGTTTCTTCACCAGATGATTATAAAGTATGGCTCCCTTACAATGAATGGGAGCGCCCTTTGCAAACATACCATTGGACGATGAAAACTTTTTAAGTCCATTTACCGAGCGAGGATATGCAATATCTTCTGGAGGCAAGTTCATAAATTCATCACGAAACTCTTGAATAAAACTATTCAATTCTTTCTCATCACCCGTCATAATGATGTTCAGTGCATCCTTAATCTTTTGTCTGCATACAGCTGGAGTTGATGACTTGACTGCTTCGATACCCATGATCTTGAGTTGAGGTGTCTTATAACGAACACCTTCAATATCCCATGCGTTCAAAATATATCTTTTCTTTGCAGTCCAGATTGCTTTGTCAGCAATCACCTCTCTTGACATTTTCATCTTTTGTTCATAGGCATTCATAGTCTTAGCAAGAGCCGTATAACTTTTGAGAATAAAAGGTTCCAGCTTCTTACTTGCAATCTTGTCCAAGAAATCGGTAATTTTCTCAGGTGTTTCTCCGCCCTTAAACACCCTATCAACCAATTTGTCAAAAGTAATGTAAACTGAGTCGGTATCAGATGCGATAACATAGTCCTCGTTTTTTGTCTCCAAGAGTTTATTGAGGTAGATGTTAAGAGACTTTTCAATCCATCGAATAGATAACTGACCAGAAGTTGTAATTGCAGTAGCGACCATAAGATCGAAATAGCGAAACCAACTATTCCCAATAGCACCATATGCCGAATTGAGAGATATCTTCTTTGCCATTTGGATGTTGTTGTATCTAGAAATATCTTTGAGGAGCTGGGGGTCTTTAGTGTCCTCATACTGTTGCTTAGCCTCGAGCATAAGTCTTTTGTATTTTGTACGATCATTGTACATAGTCTCCATTATTTCTGGCAAAAACCCTCGTTTATCTTTTCGGAAGAATGCACCATTGGGAGTCATGCAATAATCAGTGGTATTTCTAATCTTACCATCAAGTATCTTATCAACCAGACCTTCTTTTATTTCACTAGGCACAAGTGTCTCTGGTGAAATATTATATTGCATAATCAAATGTGGATATAGAGAATTCAAATCAAAACTCATAACCCATTTATGCATACCAACTTGAGGGTCTTTTACATAAGCACCTTCGAATTTTTCTACCTTTTCTTTTTGTGAATTACGTTTTGGTGGAATAACAATATTCTTTTCACGCAAATGGTTATATATCAGAATATCCCAATAACGAACTGAACCAAGGACATCTGTATAGTTGACTTTGGCATCGTAAGCCATAGTTAAACATAATTGGATAAGTCCCATCTTGTCTTCTAATTTATCGACAATCTCAACGTCTTGAATATTGTATTCAATAAAAGACTGATAATCTTTAGTGTACCATTCACGAAAAGTATCAAAAGGATTTCCTGCTTTACGTTCACCCAATTCAACAAATGCAATATGATCTAGCCGATATGACTCCTGAGCAGAATATGTAAACTTGCGATACAAATCAAAATAATCTAATGCTGCAATA